CGTTTAATACAAGCAAATCTACAGATACCACTGTAAGTACCAATCGTTCTACAGATACTTCTAAAACAACTACGTTTGGAACAACTACTGCTTATACAACGACGTTTGATACAAATAAAGCTACTGATACGACTGTCTCAACTAATAGAATAACAGATACTTCCAAAATTACTACGTTTGGAACAACGACTGCTTATAGCACTGTGTTTGATACTAATAAAGCGACAGATACAACTGTTGTTACAAGCAAAGCAACCGATACAACGGTTAGCACTAATAGAACGACGGATACTTCCAAGACCACAACGTTCGGTACAACAACTGCTTATAGTACTGTGTTTGATACCAACAAGGCGACTGACACTACTGTTGTTACAAGTAAAGCAACTGACACAACTGTATTAACCAGCAAGTCTACTGACACAACCGTCAACACGACTAAAACTACTGACACCAGCAAAACTACAACGTTCGGTACAAGTACAACGTTCAACACAACGTTCGATACCAACAAGGCAACAGATACAACTGTGTCAACTAGCAAGTCGACTGACACCTCGAAGGCTACCTCGACCAACAAGTCAACTACCACAGCCTACAATACTATCTTTGATACTGGCTTAAATACAACTACGACGTTTGGTACTGAAACTGCATTCGGAACAAACACTACTCGTGCGACAACTATTGGTACAAATAGATCAACTAATTTCTTGACTTCTACTAACAGGTCAACAACTAGTGTGTTTGATACGACGACTACATATATTACGACGTTTGGAACTTCTACTATATTTCAAACAACGACTATTGTTGCAACCAGTACTAATCGCAGTACTACGATTGATACAAACAAAGAAACCAGTAAAGCAACGTCTACTGTATTTGATACAACATACACGACAACGTTCGGAACCTCTACTGTGTTCCTAACCAACACTGTGTTTAATACTGATACGTCGAAGACTACGACTTTTGCTACAAGTAAAACGACAACATTCGATACGAATAAGTCTACTACAACAGCTTATGATACATCAACCAGCTTTGAAACCTCTAAAGCTACAGGCTAAATATATTAAAGGGACCATTTACAGTATCTAAAACAACAAACAATCCTGCAGGTGGTTCTACCACCAATATTACCTATGTTAAGTTTTTGCAAAATGGTGACATGGATTTTGATGGAGCAACAGTGACTCCTCCTTGGAGTAAATGGAATAATAATACTGGAGCACTTATTTCTCCAACTTTGCAAATAGCTGATGTAGGCATCGGTTCGACTAATTTAAGAATTAGTACAAACGGAGGTTCTTCTTGGGCAGCAGTAAATCCAGCTACATTTTATGCAATGGATGGTGTAAATGGAGTTTGGTTAAAATTAGAAGTCACTGGCACTAGTTCTGCTTCCGAAGAAATTAATAATATTACCTTAGATTTTTATAATAATTCGACAATAGCAGCGACAGAAGATTTGAATATATCTTCGGCGATTGTTGTTTCTTCTAATCCGTTTATTACACCGATAACATTACAAGAAGCAAAAGCCTATGCGCCTTACGACAGCGAAGCTACATCAAGAATTACAATTTATTCGTATGATTATTCAATAGATTCAAGTCTTGCTGGTAAAATTAAAATTGAAACACAGAATGTGCTCGGAGATCCAGTCGAAGAAGTATTTACTTCATGGGCGACTCCTGCAGCTTCTGCTGGTGCTGGTACATATACTGTAGCTTTCACTCCAACTGGTGGCAATCTCAACGGAGGATCTACGGCATTATCTAGTGGAACATTGTCGTCCGGAAGTTTGGTAACATATGAACTTACTCGTATTGTTGCGTCTGGTGCGGTAATAACTTCAACTGAAAGTGGAACATTTACCATAAATAAAGATGGCGGTGCTGCTGAGGTTAGCGGTATAACTACAACAAACTATTTTTGTAATCTAGACGATAACTTAAATATTGTCGATTACAAAGTCATTGACACCAAAGAACTTGATGTACCACCTTTATGGGAGTTCGTTGGCTTAGAAGATGTTCGATTGGTTAAATGGGATAATAAATTATTCGCTTCTGGAGTTCGTAGAGATACAACTCCGAACGGTGTTGGAAGAATGGAATTATCTTGTTTAGAAAAAAACGAACAAAATAATGTTAAAGAAATATCAAGATTTAGAATTCCTACTCCAGGAGATGATAGTTCTTATTGTGAGAAAAACTGGATGCCAATCCTAGACAAACCCTATCATTATGTCAAGTGGTGTAATCCTACTGAAATAGTACAAGTAGATCCAGACACAAAAACATGCGTAACGATTAAAACTGGGCAACCAGTATCATATAATCAAGACTTACGTGGTGGTTCTCAGGTAATTCCATATAAAGATGGTTATCTTGCATTGATTCATGTCGTAAATTTGTTTACAAGTGAAGCTGGTAGAAAAGATGCTATCTATCGACATGCATTTGTCTATTGGGATAAGAACTTTGACCTAATAAAAATATCAAAACAATTTAATTTTATGGGAGCAGATATTGAATTTTGTGCAGGGATGGCTATAAAAGATGATTCTATGTTAATTACATTCGGATTTCAAGACAATGCTGCATATATTGTTAAATCTCCTATGTCTTTAATTGAGGAGTATCTACATGACTGATGCTCTTAATGAAATGCTTATAAGATATGTTTATGATCAAGAAAACGCAAACAATAATTTTAATCTTGCTGTAGAATACGACAAACTCAATCAGGGTGCAGCTGCTATTTCATTTTACTTACGAGCTGCAGAAAGAACACAAGATGATTTACTATCGTATTATTGTTTAATAAGAATAGCTCAATTATTTACTATTCAAACTAATAGGTCAAGAACAGTACACGCATTATACAAGTTAGCGATAGCATTTAAGCCAGAACGTCCTGAAGCATATTATTGTTACAGTAAATTATTAGAATCTGAAAGTGACAACATAACGTCTTATTTAATGTGCGAACTCGGACTTAGAGGTGAGGTTGCTCCGAGAAATGACTTTATAGGATATCCTGGTTCATACGGATTGCTGTTTCAAAAGTCTGTTGCGTCATGGTGGGTTGGTAAACCGAAAGAAGCAAGAATAGCATTGCATGACATAATTGATAATCACATGGATTCTTTGGTGCTAGATACAAACCATTTTAATTGTGTTAAAAATAATTTGACAGTATTAGGAACTGGTTCTGAAGCCAACGCATTTAAGCAATACAAAAAAGCAAACTATGATAAACTACGATTTAAGTTTCCTGGATGCGATAAAATTGACGTTGGATATGGTCAAGCAATGCAAGACTTATTTGTGTTATCAGTATTAAATGGAAAACGCAAAGGCACTTATCTTGAAATCGGTAGCTGTTATGCTTACAGAGGAAACAATACTGTTTTACTTGAAAAAGAATTTGAATGGACTGGCGTTGGTATAGAATATGATGAAAACTATGTCAATGATTATCGCGCTCATAGAAGTAATCCTGTTATTCACGCAAATGCACTCGAAGTAGATTATGATGAAATTTTATCTAAAGTTGCAGTAGATGGTGTGGTTGATTATTTGCAACTTGATTGCGAACCATCTAATATTACCTATGAGATTATGGAAAGAATTCCGTTTGACAAATACAAATTTGCTGTTATCACTTATGAGCACGACCATCATGTAGACATTACACGATCATATCGCGATAAATCCAGAAAATTCTTACAAGAAAGAGGGTATGAATTACTCGTAGGAAACGTGTCGCCAGACGAAATATCAACATTCGAAGATTGGTGGATACATCCTGATTTGGTAAATAAAAATATAGCGCGTGATATGAAGAACGTAGATAACAAAGTTCTCGAAATAGAGAAATATATGTACAATAAATAATTGAAAGGAGAATATTATGAATATAAAAACTGACGAAAACGGCACTCCAGTGAACGTCGATATGGTAAATCGCAAACTCGAATCTTTCGTAGAAGTAGTTCTACAGAAAATGATTGATGTTGAGAAAGAAATCAAATCGTTGAAAAAACGAGTAAAAGATTTAGAAAAATAATCGAGGATTTGTAATGGCAAAAAAGAAACCGTTTATGTATATGTCGACGAATGAGTGGCTCGGCGACTCAGTCACGCATTTTATGAAAACTGGCAACGCGCTACGTTCTGACGAAAACGACGATCTATCAAATATCTCTATGTTGATTCCTAAGACGGTAAATGGTGTCAAAGTCGAATACGATATCTCGTATGAATCACCAAAAGATCGCATTCATGGTTACAAGTATACAGACTTGCTGACTAAGGTTGTAATGCTTTCGCCGTGTAATTCATCAATAGCAGTTCAGAATTTGATCGAACAGATTAAGAAAGGACCAACTGAAGAGGGTCACGCTATTCTTTCTAAACTAAAAGCTAATCTAACTGACAAGTATTTGCTTGATGAAGAAAGCGATTTGCCTGTAAAAGAACTTGTAATTCTTCCAGGAACTAATCTGCTTACTAAAGAGGGCGGATTACGTTAAGTTGCATCCAATTACTGCTAAAGTCTGGCAGACCATGCTAATGAAACGTTGGGGCGATAAGTGTATTAACAACGACGTGGCTTTGTATCCTCTACTAAAGAAATGCGACAAAGCATATTTCTGTATGAGTTCTGAAACTGGATTATCAGCTACTATCTTAGGAAAGAAACTTGGTCTTATCGATCTAAAAGAACGTAAGGGTCGCGGAACGTTTGAAAATGTATACAATGCTCTTGACCGCTGTGGCGTCAAGGATACACTCTATAATAAACTCGCTGCTTTGTTTTCACATCCTGAGTCTGGTTTTATTTGTATCTACCATGACAACTATCAGGAACGAATCGATAAGTATTTTGCTCACATGAAAGAAACATACAAGCACAAAGAATGAAAACTTTAGTTATTATAGCAACGCACCACGGTTCGTTTCTCACAATCAAATCAGCCTTAAAGAACTCTTCGCACGATAAGCTAGTAGTTTTGGTGCCAAGATCTCAAGTTGACAAGTACAATAAAATGTACGAAGAGAACATTCACAAAAGTTCTGAGTTTGAGATATTCAAAGATTACGATAAAACAGTTACGAACTTTTGTGGAACAGAAGTATTCGTAGTCGATGACTGGGATTCTAATAATACTGTCAGTTGTACGGTAGATGTTCTTCGTGGACTTGAAAGCAAAGGAAAGCATTTTGTTGTTGGAGCTGGATTGCTAGTTCTAACTGATCCATTTACACCGCAGCTCTTAGAAAAACTTGATGATAAGAGAATTATAATTGGTAAGACAAGGGTCTACGGTGAAGATCGTCGACTAAACATGTATCATATGATTGGTCTGCCACGAGAAGAACTAGGATACGACGCCAATGTATTTGCTGTAAATGTCGACTTGTTTGAAGATATTCCTACAACCGATACAAAGCTAATCCAAGATTCAATATTCTTTAAGAAGATGGAAAAGCTTCCTCGTGGATTTAACATGAAGCATGATCCATTAATTGGTACAGCTATCTCAGCGCGAGAAACCGTCATGCATAATGTAAAATCTACAGCAGCTTCTGTAATTAACTTCTGGGCACCATCCATTAGAAAATATGAGGATCTGTACCCAGAGGAAACGTTCGGATATCCGTTCGATATCTATCTAGATTATGCAGAACAGGTCGAGAATTATCTACCAGCTTCGACCTATAATAGAATAAAACAAAATGGCGAAGCTACTAAATACTGGATAAGGGATATTCGAGATAATATCCTCGGATAACACGGAGAATAAACATGGCAGTTCCTGCTACCAGAGCTCAATTCAAAGAATATTGCCTTCGTAAACTGGGTAAGCCAGTCATCGAGGTTCACACAAAACTTATTACAAGCATCCTGTAACCCAGACCGATAAAGATAACACGTATATTACATTGCCAGAAAATATAATCGGCGCGATTAATATCTTTGATGTCGGTGATGCTGTTAATACCAATAATCTATTCAACATTCGTTATCAGATTGCTCTAAATGACTTGTATACTTTAACCAGCCAGTCTATGGTGCCATACTTTATGGCTATGCAACACATTCAATTACTAGAAGAATTGCTAGTCGGTAAACAACCTATTCGTTACGAGCGCCATCGCGATCGTTTACATATTGATATGGATTGGAATAAGGTAGACGTAGGGCACTACATTATTATTGAAGCATACGAAATAATTGACCCAGATGTATGGACTGATGCTTGGGCAGATCGTTGGCTTCAGAACTACTGCACTGCGAAAATCAAATATCAGTGGGGTTCAAACCTAACCAAGTTTACTGGTCTAAACCTTCCTGGTGGCGTTCAGTTTAATGGTGACAAAATCTTAGATGACGCAGCTGCTGAAATTGCCAAGATGGAAGAAGAAATGCTAAACAGCTACTCGCTTCCAAACATGGATATGATTGGCTAATGGCCACCAACTTTTTCTTTAACAACTTTCAATCTTCGATGGAGCAAAACTTAATCGAAGATTTGGTTGTGGAATCAATTAAAATCTACGGTATTGATTTGTATTATCTACCGAAACGTGTAGTAGCCAGAGATACTATCTTCCGCGAAGAAGAACTAGCAACCTATAACACCGCGCATCCTATCGAGATGTACATCAAGAACGTCGATGGATTCGAGGGCGAGGGCGACTTTATGTCGAAGTTCGGTCTTGAGATTCGCGACCGAATTACATTTACTGTTTCGCGTCGTAGCTTTGCTAACGAAGTCTTGACTCAAGAAGCGAGCATGGTGCGTCCATTAGAGGGTGACTTAATTTGGTTCCCGCTGACCCGTAAGATGTATAAGATTATGTTCGTCGAGCACGAAGCCATATTCTATCAACTGGGTTCACTACAAACGTGGGATATGACTTGCGAGTTGTTTGAATTTAACAATGAAACATTTGATACTGGTATTCCAGATATCGATCAAGTCTATGCTGAACTTGATGTTGATATTGGAACTGCTCTTGCTACAGCAATCGCTCTAACTGACGTTCAGGCTCAAAATGAAATATTTGAAGCTGATGGTCAGTCAGGCATTCTTGACTTTAGTGAAATGGATCCATTTTCAGAAGGAAATAATTACTAATGTTTGGTCACGAGTTTTATCACGAACATTTACGCAGATATATCGTTGTATTCGGAACGATGTTCAACAACATTGTCGTTTCAAGAAAGACATCTGCTGGTGTAGTTGACAAGCGAATCAAAGTTCCTATCTCATATTCGCCGCGCGACAAACTATTAGCGCGTATTGAAACAGATCCTAATCTAAGAAAGCCTGATGCAGTTTCTTTACCGCGTATGGGATTTGAAGTTACATCGATGACTTATGCTGGCGAAAGAAAACTCAGTACAATTCAGAGATATAGCGTTAAATCTACAAGTGATCCTGCTAAAAAGAACTTAGTTTATGCTCCAGTTCCATATGACATCAACTTCCAGCTGAGTATTATGGTAAAGTCTGCTGAAGATGGTACTCAAATTCTAGAACAGATTCTTCCATTCTTTACACCAGAGTGGACGAATAGCGTACAACTAATTGACGACTTAGAACTTAAGATGGATATTCCCCTTGTCTTAGTTTCCGTTTCTTCAGACGACACATACGATGGTGACTTTGAAACACGCAGAGCATTAATTTGGACTTTAGATTTTACCATGAAAGGTTATTTTTATGGTCCAATTAAAAATAAGAAAATTATTAAATTCGCTAATGTTAATTTTTATATTGATGGATTTGATACAGCTATCGGTTCAGCAAACAATGCAGGAGAAAGAGTAACAATCCAACCAGGATTAATACCAACAGCAAACTTGGCTGGAACAATTTCTTCTGCTAATACGATAGTGACAGGTGTAGGAACTTCATTTACTACAACTATGGCTGTTGGTAACTATGTAAAAGCTGCTAATCAGTTTAAGCGTGTTACAGCAATTGCCAATAATTTATCTATGACAGTTGATTCTGCATTTAGTACAAACTTAGTTTCTAATACCTATCAGTCAACCTATAACGGAACTGGTACATCTAATTCTTCATTGACTATTAACAAAGACTACATTGTAGTCACAGATGACTGGGACTATATCGTAACGATAGAAGACGTATAAAATATGAACAGTATTATGGATAACTTGACCAAAGCATTAGAAATGAATCCTCTTGTGGTCGAAGAACAAAAAGAAGAACAGCTTCCTGTGGTCGTCGAAGAAACAAACGATGCCGAGCAGGACTTTGAGCTTGCGCGCAAAAATCTACAAGAACTTGCGAAGAAGGGTAACAAGGCTCTTGACGAGTTAATTATGCTCGCTAAGAATAGCGAGCATCCTCGTGCGTACGAAGTGGTTGCCACGCTAATTAAAACATTAGCTGATACCAATAAAGACTTGCTCGAAACACGTAAGAAGAAAATTGATATCGACAAGGCTCGTGGTGTTCAACCTGAAGGCTCGCCCAAGACAGTCAATAATAATCTGTTCGTCGGTTCAACTGCTGAACTACAGAAGTTTCTAAAAGAACGCGCTAAAAATCTGGAGTCAGATGAATGAGTGCAGTGCTTGAAGAAGATTATGATATTGAGATTGAACATAGTGGTGTAAATGGTAATCCGCTTCTAAAGCCAGCTGGTATGCAGATTGAATGGCAACCGTGGCAAATCGAAGAATACATCAAATGCAAAGAAGATCCGATCTACTTTTGTGAAAAGTATGTAAAGATTATCTCTCTTGACGAGGGTGTAATCAACTTTAAGATGTTCGACTTTCAGAAGCGGTTCGTTAAGGCTGCTAAAGAAAACCGCTTCACTATCGTACGATGCGGTCGCCAGATGGGTAAGACTACCACCGCGACTGGCTTGTTATTGCACGAAGGGCTGTTTGCTGACAATCCATCGTATATCGCTATCCTCGCTAACAAAATGGATACGGCTCAGGAAATTCTTGATCGTATTCAAATGGCATACGAAAACTTGCCATTATGGATGCAACAAGGTGTGATAGCTTGGAACAAACGAAGCTTCGCTTTGGAAAATGGCGCCAAGTTTATTTGCGCACCAACTTCAAGTTCTGCGATTCGTGGTAAGTCTATCTCGGTCCTGTACCTCGACGAATTTGCTCACATTCCGCCACACATTCAGCTAAAGTTCTTCACCGCTACATATCCAGTTATTTCCTCTGGTAAACAGACCAAGATTATCATCACGTCCACGCCAAACGGTATGGAACTGTATTATAAGCTATGGACTGATGCTGTAAAGAAACGAAACAGCTATGTTGCAGTTGACGTTCACTGGTCTGAATATCCTGGGCGCGACGACAAGTGGAAAGAAGAAACCATTAACAATACTTCTCCCGAGCAATTCCGCCAGGAATACGAGGTAGAGTTCCTTGGTTCGAGCAATACTCTAATCTCGGCTGAGTGCTTGCAGCGTCTGACCTACGAAGATCCTATTTCTACTCATGGTTCTACTAGAATCTATTCGTTGCCAAATCCAGAACATCGTTATGTAATGACGGCTGATGTGGCAAGAGGTGTCGGTGGTGACTACTCTACATTTGTTGTTATAGACGTCACCGAGTTTCCTTATAGAGTGGCTGCGGTCTATCGAGATAATATGGTAGAACCACAGATGTTTCCGCACTTTATCAACGAATCACATAAGTTCTATAACTTTTGCCCAATTTTAGTTGAAACTAACGACATTGGCCAGCAGATTGCCGAGATGCTAATTACAGATTTTGAGTGCGAGGGTGTGTTAAGAATCACTCAAACTGGTCGTAAAGGTCAGGTATTAGGTGGTGGATTTAATAAACAATCAAGGGTTGGTCTAAAGACAACTCAGCCTACAAAGCGAGTTGGTTGTTTGAATATGAAGGCTTTAATTGAGAACAACAAACTAGTCATTAACGACTACGATTTGTTGAGTGAACTCTCTACTTTTATAAGTAAAGGGACTTCTTATGAAGCTGAGTATGGTAAGCACGACGACCTCGTTATGTGTTTGGTATTATTTGCTTGGATGACAAATCAAAATTATTTCAAAGATTTATTAGAAACCGACGTCAGAAAGAACTTAATGGAAGAACGAGAAAAAGAATTGGAAGACGACATGTTACCATTCTTTTCCGACGATGGAATGGGCTTCGAAGATGAAGTCCACATGTCTGCATTCGACCGCGAGCTATTCTTCTAAAACCGTATTTTACTAAATATATTACAAATATAATTATATTTCTGGCTCTATTTTGAACAAGGAGAAACAAGATGGCATTCCAAGTCAGTCCAGGCGTCAATATTAGTGAAATTGACCTGACTACAGTTGTACCTGCGGTTGCTACATCCGTCGGTGCGTTCGCAGGTGTTTTTAGCTGGGGTCCAGCAGAAGAGCGCGTGCTAGTCAGTTCTGAAAACACACTAGTATCGTCTTTCGGCAAAGCAACTGCCGACAATTTTGAAACATTTTACACCGCAGCTAACTTCTTGGCATATGGCAACGCTCTATACGTTGTTCGTGCTGTAAGTTCGGCTGATAGAAACGCTCAAGCCATTCATACTGGTACTGAAGCAGCTACAATTCAAATTAAAAATCTAGCAGACTACCAAGACGGTATTACAGCCAGCACCAACGCTGTTTACTATGCTCGATATGCTGGTACACTAGGCAACTCGCTAAAAGTTTCTGTCTGCGATTCAGCAGCTGCTTATAGCACAGTAATTGATCTAGGATATGACATTGGAGCTAGCATTTCTTATAATACAGAAATTGCAACATCAACAACATTCTCAACAGCAACATCTAAGACTACTGCTACAACTACAGCACTAAACACAACTACTACTTTTAACACAGACACATCTAGAAATACAGTAACTTCGTTTGGACCTATTACTGCGCTTGATGCTGCTGCTACTGCAACAGTTACTGTTAATACAAATAGTACGACAGCTACCCTAGTTGTTGTAGCTGAGTCTGACGAAGCAGCTAATGCTGTTGCTACAGATATTCTTTCGAAGATTAACTTAAATGATTATTTGAAATTTGATAATTCTGGTCAATATCTAAAAGTCGCAGGAAAAGGTACTGTATCATCAGTAAACTCTACTGCTTCACAAGCTACAATTACATTTACCAGCAAGTATACTGGTTCTGCTAACGCAGTTGCTAATACAACAGCAGGCTATGGACTAACTCGCTATTGGGAATATTATGATGTCGTGGATAATGCTCCAGGTCAATCATCGTACGTCGCCGCATATGGTAATACTTCTGCTCAAGACGAACTACATCTCGTTGTTATTGACGAAGATGGCGCGTTTACTGGTGTTAAGAATCAAGTGTTGGAAGTATACGAAGGTCTATCTCGTGCTACTGATGCTAAAGCAGATAATGGTCAGGCTCTATACTACAAAACAGTTCTAGAAAATGACTCTAATTATATCTACTGGGCTAAAGATCGTCCTACTTCTTCAAATAATCAAAACTGGTCGAATACTGCTCTTCTAGTTGCTTCTTCTGCTCAAACTGCTCCAATGAGTTGTTCTTTTGTCGAAGGAGCTAGCACTGTAACTGAAAGCAACGTCACACTTGCTTCTCTAGCAGACGCGTACGATCTATTCAAAGATCCAGATATCGTTGATGTTTCTTTAGTCATGGCTGGTAAGGCGAATACTGATGTTGCAAATTACATTATCGACAATATCGCTACAACTCGTAAAGATTGCGTAGCATTCGTGTCACCAACTCGTTCGTCTACAGCTGATGCTATTGTAACATTCCGTAACACGCTAACATCTACTTCATACGCTGTAATCGATTCTGGTTACAAGTATCAGTATGACCGTTACAATGATGTCTATCGCTACATCCCACTAAACGGTGATATCGCTGGTCTATGCGCAAGAACTGATTCTACGAATGACCCTTGGTATTCACCAGCTGGTTTTAGTCGTGGTCAAATCAAGAATATCGTAAAACTTGCGTTTAATCCAATTCAAGCTGAACGCGATCTTCTTTATAAAAATGGTATCAATCCAGTTGTAACATTCCCAGGACAAGGTACAGTATTGTTTGGTGACAAAACTATGTTAGCCAAGCCATCGGCATTCGATCGCATCAACGTTCGCCGTCTGTTTATTGTGCTAGAAAAAGCAATTGCTACTGCTGCTAAGTTTGCTCTGTTTGAATTCAATGATGAGTTTACACGTGCACAATTCCGCAATTTAGTTGAACCATATCTACGCGAAATTCAAGGTCGCCGTGGTATTACTGATTATCGTGTAGTTTGCGATACAACAAACAATACAGGCGACGTAATTGATCGTGGTGAGTTTGTTGGTGATATCTACATCAAGCCAGCGCGTTCAATCAACTATATTCAGTTGAACTTTGTAGCGGTTCGTTCGGGTGTTGATTTCAACGAAATCGTCAAAGGAGTATAAGAAATGGCATTTAATGTAAACGAAATTAGATCTAATCTAATTGGTGACGGTGCTCGTCCTTCGCTATTCGAAGTAACAATGATTAATCCTGTTACTTCGGTCGGTGATGCAAAACTTCGCTATATGGTTCAAGCAGCTCAGATTCCACCATCTGATATTAGTGTGATTAATGTTCCTTATTTTGGTCGACAAATCAAAGTGGCTGGTACAAGAATCTATCCAAACTGGACTGTTACTGTATTGAACGATGAAGACTTCTCTGTTCGCCGTGCATTTGAAGCGTGGCACAGTGCTATCAACAGCCATCAGGGCAACCTAAAGACAATTAACAACTATCGCACATCTGCTGAAGTTGTTCAATTTGGCAAAGATGGTTCTGAGTTACGACGTTATCAATTTGCAAATCTATGGCCAGCGAATATCGGTCAAATCAATCTATCTTGGGATCAGGGCGATCAGATTGAAACTTTTGATGTCGAGTTTTCTTATGATTACTGGACTGTTGACGATACACTAGTATTCTAAAATAGGCTTGATTTGGAACGCTACATATAATGTGTAGCGTTCCTTCCAGTCGGAGAAAAATATAATGGCTCAGTTGTTTGGTTTTGAAATCGTAAGAAAGAAAGAAGCAGAAGAGAAGGCGCAACCTGATCGCTTGGTAACATTTGCACCCGAAATTAAAGATGACGGTGCGGTTGTTGTAGCGGAAGGTGGCGTCTTTGGCACATACCTAGATCTTGAAGGTTCAGCTCGTACTGAATCAGATCTAGTTGCCAAGTATCGTGAGATGTC